GTCAGCTTGTCCAGCAGCACACCTACCGCATCCAGCACGGCAACACCGCTGTTCACCTGCACGGTGGTTTCGGCAATGTCCGCCGTATGCTTAGCAGGGTCAAGCACATTGATAAGCACCAGCGGGCCGGTGCCAACCACACTGAACGCCGCGCTGATACTCTCGCACAAGGTATAGGCGGCAAAGTCGTCATGGTAGCCAACGGCGGCCACGGCCTCCTTGTAGTTGTACACCAGCAGCGGGGTATTCACAGCCTGCTCCGGGTGTTCCAGCATATTCACGGGCGCGGTGCCCACAACCACCTGCAAACCGGCGGTGCCGGTCACGGGGGCGGTCATACTGGTGGCCTGTTCGCTGGTGTATACGCCATGTTTGTATGTAGCCATATCGGTTGTTCCTCCTTACAGTTCGTTTTTGATCTTGTTGTACAAAATGCTTTCCGCCGTGCCTGCCGTTTCCAGCGCCTTGCGCGTCTGTGCAAAGCGTTCCACCGGCACAAGCAGGTTCTTGGCCGCCGGGTGCTGCTTCACAAACTCATCCAGCGCCGCCGGGGTGTTGCCGCTGGCGTACACGGTGTACTGCCGTGCCACGCCGCGCACGCTCGGCCCGCAGTAAACGCACGGGGTCTTGTGTTCGGTCTTTGCTTCGGTTTCCCCGGTGATCTCCGGGGTGGTGGCCGCCTCGGCGGCCTGCTCCTGTTTCTTGGTCATAGGTACTCCTTTAACTGTTCATCCTGCGTCATGGCAGGTGCCGTGCAGGTCAGGGTACACGCTCCAAAGTAATAGGGGTGCGTGTCGTCCTCCTGCAAGGCCCAAGTGATCGGCTTCAAAACGGTAAACGCGCCGCCAAAGTAGGGAGCCTTGCATACTCGCTGGATAATGTCCTCTTTGATGTTCGCCACATCCTGCCAGCCCTCACGGTCAAGGCCGGTGTCATAGGCGCACACGATCAGGCTAAAGTCCACGGTCTGCGGGCTGTCGTCGTCCTCAATCTGTCCGCCGGTCATCCGCACCACAATGTAGGGTGCCTCGGCCTTGTCTGTGTCCACATCGGCATCATCACTCTGCGGTATGGGCAAGTCCTGCTTGTAGATTTTCAGTGCCTTGCGCCCCTCTTGGCCGCAAAACAGCTTACCCGCAAACAGTTCTTTCAGCATTTCGATCAGCGCGTCTTGGCAAAGCTGCGGGGTGCGGCCAATGTCCGTCCTCGCTGCCGTTGTTGGGTGATTTCTCATGGTGGCTCACTTCTTTCCGGCTCTCGCCAATACTCGCTCAACCTGTGCCTGCAACCGTTCTTGCAGGTATTCTTCCACGCTCGGCTCAACCTCCGGCCAAATGGTGTGGTGCATGGCGGTGGCGCTGGGGCTGCCCATCGTCACCAGCTTTTCCACATTGCCCTTGGCGTTCGTCCAGCGCTTGTACCCCTTGGCGGTGCGCGTATGGCTCGACTTGGAACCAATGCGCCGCTGCACCATACCCACATGGCCGCTGCTGAACTTCACCAAAAAGCCCTTGCTCATGCCGCCCGCGCCGGGCAGCGTTTTCATGCCGCTGGATTTTAATACCTTGGCTTTCCAAACGCTCGGCCCGTCCTTAAAGTCCATGCCGGTAAAGTGCGTCGGCACCGCTGGGCTGGTCTTAAAATAGCCAAGGTCGTTGCGCATTTTGGCTATGTGCAGCTCCGCCAGCAAGCTGCTGTTGCTGGCTTTCTTGCGCTGCACAAGGTCTTTCAGGTGCCGTCTGCCTGCGGCGTTCACGGCATAACGGGTCTTTGCTTTGGCAACCATCAGCTTTCGCGCCTGCCGGGCCGTGGCGTTGATCGCCACCTTGGCCGCCGCCGGGGTCTTGCGCTTCAAGTCGCCAAGCGCCTGCTCTACCGTGTCCAGCCCCGCAACGGTAATGGTCAGGTTTCCGGCGCTGTAAGTTACATTGCTCACTGCCGTGTCCTTTCCATCGTCATGCGGTACACGCCGCTTTCCTCTTGGCAAAGGTTGATAGTAAAAGTACGCTGGCTCTTGGTTCCCTTGTCAAGCACCAACTGCTTGCCAATCTTCGGCTTCGGCCCGTAGTCCTCCACCCGGATATACAGGATGGTGTGCGCCGTGTATAGGCCGGTATCAAAGTTCTGCTTTGCCCCGGCCTCCCAGTGCGCCGAATGCTCGCGCAAATCGTCGTCCTCTAAGACGATCAGCACATCTTTACCGTCAACGGTGTGGCGGTCCGCGTGTTCGTTCTCCTCAAAAAAGGCCGCGTCAATATCCGCCGCCACGCAGTCCTTGAATGTGGGCGGTGCCCACGGTGCTGCCGCCCCGCTCCCGGTGTCCTGCTTTAACTCAAACAGTGCCACGCTCTCACCTCCACAGTAAAAAGCCCCCGCCCGTCACCGGGCAGGGGGTACATATCAGCAAACGGTGGCAACAAACCAGCTATCCACCTTGTCGGGAATGGGCAGCGGGTGGGCCTGCAATTCCAGCATACGGCGGTCAGGCTGGTGCTTGATAAAGCTGCGCAGCAGGCGGTTGGTCTGTGCCGTAACCCACTGCTGGGTGCTGTCCTCAATGTAGGTGCAGGCACCGTAGGCCATCATGTAGTCGGGGTGGCTGGCGATCAGCACGACCTTGTTCTCCGGCACAAGGGGCTTGGTTTCCGGGGCTTCGGGGTTCGTCCAATCGTCCAAGTACACCTCGGCGTAGGTGTAAATGTCGATGTTGGGGCTGTTCAGGTGGCCCACATACTTCACACCGTTGGGCAGGTCGCGCGGGTGGATAAGGCCCATTTCCACGCGGCGGTTGTCCAGCATTTTGCTGATCTTCTCGTCCGCCAAAAAATTGCGCAGCGCGGTTTTGCCCATGATCGCCATGTCCACATTGGCAAAGCCGTTGGTCAGCACCTTGTCGGCCCAGTCCTCCAAGTTGTCGGTGATCTTGGCGGCGCTCTTGCCCCACTGGGCGGTGCCGGTCAGGGTTTCGGTATTGGTAAAGCCAAAGTCGATAATCTCATTCACGCCCTCGCCAACAATGGGAATCTGCCCGGTCACAATGGCCTGCACGGCCATCCACTCCTCACGGCGGGTGGTGGCGTCGTTCAGGCGGCTGTACTCCTCCATCAACTGCTGTGCGCTGCGCTGTGCGGGGGTCATGCCGCTGTACAGATCTTCGCCGGGCATACGGGTCATGTAGCGGTCAGCGGTGGAAACATCATAGGGGTTCACCAGCGGGGGTGCGTAGTTCTCGGTCTTGTAGCCGCTGGCTTTCAGCACCTTGCCGCCAATGCGCGGGTGGACAAAGGCCGCCATGCGGCGATCACCTTTCACAAGGTCAATGTCCACGCGCTCCGTGGTAAAGTTCTTCACATTGGTAAAGAAAGTGTCACGGAAAAAGGTATGCACAGGCGGTGCCTGTCTCACTACCTCCGCAAGGTAGCGCGTGGTATAAATATTTACTTCGTTTGCCATGTTGGTTGCTCCTCCTTACTTCAAAAAGATACCGATGTTGCGCAGGGCCGCTTCAATGTCGGCGGCGGTAACGCCGTCAGGCAGGGCCAGCCCATCCGCGAAAAACTCACCCGTCAGGTAGATCACCGCGTCCTCGCCCTTGGCGGCGTCCTCGGCGGCAATGCCGTACAGGCCGGTCACATTCAGCGCGTGGGTGCCGTCCACGGCGGCAAGGGGCTTCACCTTGTCGTCAGCCAGCAGCACAAGGTTGTGCGCGGTCACGGCCTCGTCGGCCTCCTTGGCGGCGGTCACAATGCCCACCGTGGTGCCCGCAATAAAATAGTCTGGCGTGGTGGAATAGGTCTTTTTCGCCAAATCCATGCTCATAGTCTTATCCTCCCTTACTGCTTCTTGCCAAGGCCCTTGATTGCGTCCATGAACTCGTCGGGCTTCTCACCGCCGGTTGGGGCGGGGGCACTGCCCACGCTGTTCACGCCGCTGGCGTTTGCGCCCTGCTGCATGGTGTTCAGCCAAGCCGCGCCCTGCTCCTTGGCGTTCTTCATGGCGGCCTTGGCGTAGTCGCTGGCGCTCATGGGCTTATCGTACTTGGCCTCGTTGGTGATCTGCTCACTGCCGGGCAGGGCCATTTCTTCGATGTCGCGGATACGCTGCCGCTCCGCATTGGTAGCCCGCAGCGCCGCCGCCTGTTCGATCTGGTCAACCAGCGCGGGGTAAGCGCCGCGCAGCTCGTCCACGGTCTTGATCTCGTTTGCCATGTTCGTGTCCTCCTTATGGCTGTTGTCTCCCGGCTGTTCCGCCGGGGTCGGTGTATTTACAAAACCGCTGGCGGCGGGGGCTGCTGCCACGCTGTTCTGTACAAATTTAGGTGCCTTATTAAAAGGCAGGTTCATGTTTACGCTGTTCACAAACAGCAGGCCGCCCCGGTTCTCCACAACGGTTTTCTCTCCGTCGTCCACCAGCTCGTCCACAAAGCCGTTGGTCTTAGCCTCCTCGCCTGTCCACCAGCTTGTAGCATCCATCCACGCGGCCACTTCATCCTTTTCCCGGCCCGTCTTTTTGGTGTACAGGTTCAGGATATTTTCGCGTATGGTATTCAGCGCACCAATGTACTGCTGCAGGGTCACGGCGTCGGCAAAATCAAAAATGCCCATCCGTACCGGGTGTATCATGTAGGTGCTGTCATTGGCTGCCACCACCTTGTCGCAGTGGCAGGCAATGATCGTGGCGGCGCTGGCACACAGCCCGTCAATGCGGGCCGTTACCTGCGCGGTGTGCTGTTCCAGCAAATTGCCAATGGTCTGTGCAGCAAACACATCACCGCCGCCGGAATTGATACGCACTGTCAAGCTCGTCAGCGCCCCCAGTGCGTTCAGCTCGTCGGCAAAGGTCTTGGGGGTCACTTCGTCGCCCCACCAACTGCTGTCCGAAATATCGCCGTACAGCAGCAGTTCCGCGCTGCCTGCCGCTTGGTTTCTAAACTGCCAAAACTTCTTAGGCATGGTCATTCCTCCTGTTGCCCGCCGGGCGGCTTGGCCTGCGGGTTTGTGATCTCGTCAACCTCCCGCTTGCGCTTGGCTTCGATCACGCGCTGGCGGATATTGCGGCTGTAGTCGCCGCCGGTCATGGTGGCGGTTTCCTCCTGCGCCGTGCTGAATCCGGCGTCCACACGCTTCACAGCGGCGTCCACCTCCTGCACGGGATTCAGGTTGGTACGGGCCGGGCCGTTCCACACGCAGGCGGTGTATGCCTTGCGGATTGCCGGGTCAGCAAAAAAGCCCGGTGCCGCAATGCGGCCCCGCGCCACTGCCTCGGCAAACCATTCCTCGTAGATCGGCTGGCAAAAATCATCGGTGAACCAATCACGCTGCATACTGCAACTGCGCCAAAACTCGTTCAGCGCACCACGCGCCGCGCTGTAACTCGTCGTAAACTGTTTGAACAGTACCTCCGGCGGGATTTCCAGCGCCGCGCCGATCTGCCGTATCAGCGCATTGGTAAAGGCGTCATACCCGGTGTTCGGGTGCTTGGGGTCTGCAAACTGCACATCCTCGCCGGGGTTCAAGCTCAAAATAGCGCCGGGGCCAAGTTCAATGCTGCTTTGGTCTTGCGCGTCAATCAGCATATCCGGCGGCAGCATTTCACCAAACGGGCGGGCATCGCTTGCCACGCTCTGCTTCACAAACACGGTAAACATGGCACTAAGCACCGCTGCCGTGATTTCGGCGTCCGTGTAGCGGCCCAACTGTTTCAGGGCTTCCAGCACCGGGGCCAGCATAGGCACACCGCGCCGCTGTCCGGCCCGCTCCCGGTTCATCACATGGAGTACATTCCGCCGCCCGGTGGTCTTGGTGTAGGCTTCAACCCGCGTCCAGTGCGGCCCGCCGCTGGTGTAGGCGTTGCTTGCCAGCGGGTGGCGGTCACATACCCAGTAGGCTATCACCATGCCGTCGGCGTCCGTTTCCACGCCCTGCACAATGCAATGCACATCATGGCCCTGCACCGTGCAGGGCACCAGCCGGTCAAAGCCGTCCGGGCTGCAAACCCGGTCAGCCTCCACCAGCCTCACCCGTAGGCTGTACGGCTGCCCGGTCTGCTCCTTGGTGGGCAGCAGCACAATGGCGTCACCATTCATGGCATAGCTCAAAAAGGTTAGCTGCTGCAGCTTGTAAAAGTTGTCCATCCGGTCAGCGTCGCACACCGGCGTGTCCGCCCAAAGGGCAAACTCTCGCACGATCTGCGCTTGCAGCTTTTCGGCGTCCTCCGGGGTCAGCCCCAAAAACTCCGCGTCGATCTGCGGCGCGGGCATAAGTCCGCCTGCAATCACATTCGTGCGCATGGTTTTCAGCGCGGCGCTGGCCGTGGGGATTCCCATGTAGGCGTCGCGGCTGCGCTGGCGCAGTATGTCGATATTGTCCTCAATATCTTCCTTGGCGCTGCCGCCGTAAAACTCCCACCCGCGCATAGATTTCTTGGTCAGGTTCGCCCCGTAGTTGCCGTACCCGCTGTCAATAATTTTCAGCGCGGCGCGGGCGGCTGCCCGCTTGGCGGCGTGTACCGGGGCCACGGCGGCCACGGCTCTGTCAAATACATTCACGGTGTCGCCCTCCCTCACACATCACGGGCAACAAAGTGGTACAGGCGGTTGCGTCCGCCGCTCTTTTCCTCGGCCTCCGCCTCGGATAATTTTTGTGCCCAGTATTCCATTTCCTCGCGGATTTGTTTCAGGTCTGCCCGCGTCAACATTCTTGTGCCGATCTGATAGCTTTGCCCGGTGGCTACACTTTCCTCCGCCGCAAGCCATGTATTCAATTTCTGCTGGCACATTTCTTTTGAAAAAATAGCCATTAAATACCTCCTGTAATGCGGCGGCGGCCTGCCCGCCGGGTTCTTTGCGCCATGCCCGGCTCCGGCTTTGCCAGCACGGGGTTGGCAATTTCCAAAGCGGCAGTGGCATAGTTGCGCAGGTCAAGCGGCTCGTTGCGCTTGTACTTGCTGTCTTTCAGCTCCCACACGGTAACGCTGCGCCCCTTGCGGAACCGCACCACCATCTTCTCACTGGTTAGGCCCTTAAAGTAGGTTTCATCGTACCCGGCCTCCTCGTTCGCGGGGAAGTGGCAGTAGTTCGGCCCCTTGGTGCTATGCCGCAACCGCTGGTATAACAGCGCCTTGCCCGCGTCCACACCGATGATGAACAGCGGCGTTTTCACACGGTTGTTGGTGGTGGGGTTGCGGATGTACGGCACCTCGGCACCGCCCTTGCCCTTGATCGCCCACACGCCGCGCTCGTACCGTTCCTTGGTAAAGCGGTACACTTGGTCGGTGTGGTGGCCGCCGCTGTCAATGCAGCAGCTTATAATGCGCAGCGCGGTTCCATCCTTTTTGCACCACACGGTTTGCAAAAAGGCGTCCAAGTCCTCCCATACCTGTTCTTTCAGCATATCGCCGTAAATCTTCTGGTATCGGATTCCCCAGCTTTCCTTGCCAACGCCCCAACCCACGATCTCAACCTCAAAACGGTCATCCTGCACATCCACACCGGCGGTAAGCACAAGCACTTCTTCGGGCACCACCGCGTCGTAAATCTCGCGGCGGTTGTACAGTTCGGTGTCCTCCACCTGTTCGCCCCGCTCCTCCCAAGTTTCGCCCAGCTCGGTATTTACCCAAACCTTCATACCCTCCGGGTTGCCTTGGTCAAGCTGCTCTTTTGCCACTATGAATTTTTGCACGATCTCTTTCCACCCGCAAAAGGTGGAGGCAAGCGTGTTCAGGTGGAACCCCCGCGTTTCTGCGCCGGGGTTTTCAGGCACAAAGCGGCCCTGCTGGCTCTGCTGTTTCCAGCGGTATTCGTTCGCCACACACCCGCAGCGTTCGCATTTGTAAACGATCTCTTTTTGCAAATCGTCCGGGTCAAAGATCAGGTTTGCCCACACAAAGGGCTGGTAGTGCCCGCACTCCGGGCACGGCACATTCCATTCCTCGCGGGTGGATTGGTTGTACTCGGTTTCAATGCGGCTGTGCCCCTTGATAACCGGGGTCGATACCATAACCGTTTTCTTATCCCAAAATGTTGTTTGGCGCTTTTGGGCAAGGCTCAACGGGTCGCCCTCGGTTCCGGCGCTGCCGGGGTAGCGGTCTACCTCGTCGGCCAGTAGCACTTTAATAGGGCGGCTGGCAAGGCCGGTGGCGCTGTTCGCGCCCACTATGGTGATGTGCCCGCCGGGGAAATTCTTTTTCAAAATCGTGTTCCCGGCGTATCGGCTTTTCACATCCACCAGCCCGCGCAGCACCGGCGTGTCGCGTATCATCGGGGCCAAGCGGTCTTTGCTGAATGTCTGCCCCATGTCCAAGGTCGGCTGCATAACCAAGATGGGCGCGGGGGCATAGGCCATAAAATAACCAAGGATGTTCAGCAACAGTTCGGTCTTGCCCAACTGCGCCGCGCACATGATAACTGCTCGCCGTATGTGCGCATCACCTATGGCGTCCATGATCTCCCGCTGGTACGGTGCCTTGTTGGTGTGCCACCGCCCCGGCTCGGCGCTGCTCTCTGCGCTCAACATACGGTAGCGGTCAGCCCATTGGGATAGTGTCAGCTCCGGGGGCGGTTTCAGCGTTGCCACACACCGCGCCAGCATTTCCATTGTCGCCTGCGGTATTTGCAGCAGCTTTTGCTTTTTTGCTACCCCACAGTCTGTCGTACTCCTTTCGCCTGCAATCCGGGAAAAAGCACAGACCCCTTTCGTCGCCTGTCCAAATTCTCCACACGCACCCCGCGCAGGGGTCTTTATTTTTCTTCCGTCCCTTCATCGGCAGTGTCCTCCACAGCAAAGGCCACGCGGTAGTCGCTCAATTCTTCCAGCGTTTCGTCGATAGCCTTTTTCATTTCGTCAAAAATAGCGGCTTGGTTTCCGTCCATAGCCGCCAGCGTAGGCGATAGCTTGGCAGGCATAGCCAAAAACCGGCTGCGGATATTCAGGCACATGGTCTGTATGCCTTTCTCAATATCCTGCGTACTGTGCAAATCGCCCCGGCGCAGGTCGTTGTCCATTTCCGCCGCTTTCCGCTTTTCGGCGGTCAGCTTCATGCGCTCGGTGTTCAGGCTTTCTTTTCCCGCTCCGCCCAAATACTTGATGTACCGGGCCACGGTGGGTTGCAGCTCATACAGCCCCGGTCTTGCCTCCACGATCACGCCCTCGTCGCGTAACTGCCGCACCCGGCGTTCTGTCAGGCATAACCACTGGGCAATAACCTTGCTGGTGTACAGTGTCATTCCTCCGTGTCCTCCTCCAAAGGCGCGTCAAGATCATCTGCCGCCGTCCCGTCGGGGTCGGGCACATCCACCGCGCCGGTGGCTCTCATGCGCAAAATTTCAAGCCGCTGCTTTTCCAGTGCCATGCGCCTGTCGCTCTCCTCCAAGGCCCGCAGGCTGTCCGCAATCTTGGCAATGCGGCCCTGCACCTTGTATAGCGCTTCCTGCAATTTCAGCACCCGGCTAAAGGCGCTGTCCTTGCTGTACATACCCATGGTTTGGTTGGCACCGTCTTTTTTGTCCTTTCCCCGCCCGCCGGGGGTGCGCATATCCAAAAGGCTGCTCACAAACAGCGCGTCCTCCGGCTGGCTCTCATACGCGGCAATTTTTGCCAGTATCTTGTGTTCGCGGAACTTCAAAATCTTCATTTCATGTTCCAGCGCCTCACGCCCGCCCAGCGGCACACTCTCGGTGATTTTCAATTCTTCGGCAGAAAGCATATCAAAAAAGACGGTGCTGTACGCTCCGTCTTTCTCTGCGTTCTTATTGCCGGGCGGCGCACCGTCGTGGCTGCCTGCTGCATTGCGCTTGCCCTTGCTGTTTTGGTTGCCCGGCTGCCCGCCGCGCTTTTTCTTGGGTAACGCTTCTTCCCACTTGTCCGCCGCTTTCCAGTTGCGCAGTGTTTGGTAACTCACACCCAGCTCCCCGGCCAGCGCCCGCAGGCTTACTTCCTCGCCCTTTTTCTTCTTGGCGATATATTCAGCCTTGGCGGTGTCGCGCTTCTCGCTCCGCTTCGGCATTCTACACCTCCAAAAAGTAAAGCCCGCCTCGCCGGGCAGGCCCAAAACAAAAGGCCCGCAGCGTTCCCGCCACGAGCCTTTATATTTTCATGCTACTACTATACCACACAAAACCTGTCAAAGTTGCTAACTTTCTAAAAAAATTTCAACCCCGCTGTTTGCTTATGTAGAGCAGGTGCGAGATATAGTATTCCAGTGCATTGTCTGAACTGAACTCTATTTGTTGCCGCATATTTTGCAGCACCGCCGGTTCATAGTCAAACAGACTAAGCAGGCGCGGACAGTTTATTTCTTCCTTGCACGCAGCCTTAAAGTCGTCCGTCAGCTCCCACCGATCTTGGCACCCGCGCATAAACCCGGCCAGCAGGCAAGCCCGCAAGGTTTCCTTGAAGTCCTCAGTGTTGTGCAATTCCTGCATGGCGCAATTCTCTATGCACTGGAATCTGCCGCACGGTATGTCGTAATAGGCAAAGATAGTATGTACTTTCCCCGATGTGTGGGCAAAGCCCCACTTGCTGTCATACTTGCGGTACGCCTCAACCGCCCCTTGGTAGTTTCGCTCTTTCAGTGCAGCAATGGCCCGGTTGATTGCCGCCCGCTTGTCATTGCGGCACACCGTCACAATTCCCGCTCCCGTTTCTGTTAGGCGGAACAGGTGCCCGCCGGTTTTCCGGCGGTTCAGCTTGTAGCCGCTACCCGCCAGTCTGTCGGCCAATGCCCGCTTCTTTCCCGTGTCAGGCAGCCCGCGTTCCCGCACCAGTGCCAGTAGTTCGTCTTTGGTAAGAGCCTTTTCTATTTCTTCGCTCGGCGTAAGCGGCTCAATCAATCCCGCCTTTTTCAAGGCAGAATAGGCGCTGCTCTTTCTCCCAAAATCCAAGTAGGAAATATCATCCTCCGCAAAAGGCCGTTTCCTCTCCGGGTCAAGGTTGCCTATGGTATAGATCAGCGCCCGTGGGTCTTTGTGCTTTCCCTCCGCCAGTTCCGCAAAGGTAGGCACCTCCGCCGGGTATAGCAGCTCTTTCATGCTCGGCGCGGTATATGCCTTTCGCACCTCCGGCGCTTTCGGCTGTGCCTGCGCAGTAGGCTGCACCGCCTGCGGCTTTATCGTGGAAGATGGCGCTTTAGGCTTTGCCGGTGGCGGCGAGGTCGTCGGTGCCGTGCCGCCATTTTTGTTCTCGCCAGATTTTCCTATCACGATCAGAACCCCCAGCACCGCCAGCGTGGGAATAGGCCACTTGAACAGCGCATAAATTCCCGCCATAACCATAAGCACCGTAAATACCACTGCCATTGCCAAACTCCTTTTCTTTGAACACTCCTTGCGAAAACTTCAACCTACTGTAAATCTTTCTTGCATTTTGATTTACTTTTTTATGCTTTGTAAATCTTTATTACAAGATTAAGCGTAAAAAATGCTATTGTCAAGTAAAGTGAGGTGAAAAGGTTTGAAGATTTATACATACGAGGGCAAGGCCAATATCTCCGGCGATAGAATCCACCAAGCCCGCACCGCACAGCGCCTCTCGCAAGACGCACTTGCCGCCAAGCTCCAAGTGGCCGGTCTTGGCATAGGGCGCGAGGCAATCAGCCGCATAGAAACCGGCCTGCGCTTTGTAACCGATTATGAACTTGTCATATTTGCCCGCGTTCTCGGCGTAACCATTGAATGGCTCACCGCAGATATGCAGGATTGAAAAAGGCTTGCACAAAAATGTGCTTGCCTTTATTTTTTTGCCCTCCACCGCGCCGCGCCGGGCAGCACCGCCCCCGGCTCTCTCGTTCCTGCGCCGCCCCGGCTTTCCCTCTCCTGCGCCGCCTCCGGCTCTCCCGTGCCTGCCACCAAGCCCGCTCCCCGGCCCTCATTTCTGCCCAACTTTATTTTTTGACCCCCCTCTACTTTTTCCGCCCGGCCCAAGGGGAAGTGAAAAAAACACCCTCATACCTACCCAACTTTTGCGCTCTCGAACCCGCAAAGCTAAATGTACGCGCGCGCAGTACCTACCGCGCACAGGCGGGCGCGGGTGCGTACAGGCGCGTTTAGTAATTACCGCGCGGGCGGGTATAATGCGCGGGCGTTTAGAAACTGCGCAGGCGGCGCGGGCGGGCGTTCCGCTGGTGATCGTCGGCGCGGCGGCCTGCCGGGCGGCGGTGCTGGCCGCTGGTGTTCCGCCGGGTGTGGTGTGCTTGGGTGTGGGCGGTGTGCTGGCTGGTGGTGTTGGGGCTGGTGCTGGTGTGGCGGTGGTGTGGTGCTGGCTGGTGAGCTGCTGCCCGGTGCTGCTGGTGGTGGGCGGCCTGCTGGCTGGTTGGCTGGTGTAGATAGTGGGAAAAAGAAAAGCCCTTGCAGGCGGTGCGCTTGCAGGGGTTTTTGTGCTGATCTGTTTTATTTTTCTTCTTCATCGGCGGCGGGCTGGTCGATGGGCAGGCCGTCGCGCTCCATGCGTTCCCGGATTGCCTGCAAAATATATCCTTGCAGACTTTGCCCGGCATTTTCGGCGGCAGCTCTGATTTTTGCCCCCTCCGGCTTTAGTGGGCGAATGTTTATATAATCGCATTTCGCCGTATAATTCGCGTTATTTCGTTTCTTTGCCTCTGATATTGGCATATAATACCCCCTTGTTGTTTTAATTATAAATAATATAGCACATTGCCGCTCGGCATTCAACTGTGCAAATTGCACAACATTCAACCGTGCCGAATTGTGCAAAACGCAGAAAGCACGGTTGAATGCTTGACAAACGGCATTCAACCGTGCTACCATGCAGACACAGCAAGCGACACGGCACACAGCCGAACGCCGCAAGCTGAATACCCGGACAGGAGGAGAAAGGACACCATGAACGACACGACAGCGAAAGAGCTTGACCGGCTGGCCGATTGGCTCCGGGCGCAAGGCATGACACCGGCGCAGGTGCTTGACTGCCTGAAATACATTGCAGGCACGACACCGCCCACCAACACCGCAGGGAAATAAAAAATAGGCTTGGCACCCGTCAAAGCCGCCAAGCCTAACACCCTGCAAGGGTGGCCGCTCCTGTCAGCGGCTACCCCCATTTTATCAAAACATCCGGCCCGCTGCAAGCCCGCCGGGCCGATCTAATAAAAAATATTTTGGAGGTTTTCACCATGACTAACAACGAGATCATCATCAATCAGGCAATCGCACACGGCATTTACACCAAGGCAGAGGCGCAGGCCATCGTGGCCGCCAAGGGCTGCTTGCCCATTCACACCTTTGCAGAGTGGAAAAAGGCGGGTTACTCCGTCAAGCGCGGCGAACACGCCGCCATTACCTGCGATCTGTGGAAGTACACCGAGCGCCCCGGCAAGGCCGCCAAGGCCGCCCGCGCAGAGGCCGCCAAGGCCGGGCAGAACGGCCCCGACGCCGACGCTCCCGACCCG